ATGACTGAGGATCTCGCAGAACTGGAGCGGATCGCGGGCGGCCTCCTGAAAAGCCTCTCCTCGGGCGAGCGCCGCGCCGTGATGCGCAAGATGGCCCGCGCCCTTGCGATCAGCCAGCGCGAGCGCATCACCGCCCAGCGTGAACCCGACGGCTCGGCTTTCGCAGCCCGCAAGGCAAAGCAGCCGCCCATCACCGGACGGGGGACGGCGTGCTTCCTCTACCCTTCAGGCGGCAGCGGCGAACCGCGCCGCGTCATCATGAAGAGCTTCACTTGGAGCGCTGGACGCATGATGACCGGCTTCGACATCGAGGCCGGGGCCATCCGCTCCTTCGAGTTCGACAAGATCGTCAAACATCTTCCCGTGCCGGAGGAGCACCGCAACGCCAGCGCCGGGAAACTACGTCGGCGCGGCGGCCTGCGCCGGAGGGCCATGTTCCGCCGTCTGGCATCCTCCCGATTCCTGAAGACGGGGACGGACGATCAGAGTTTCTGGGTCGGCTTCACCGGCAAGGTCTCGCAGATGGCGACCGTTCACCAGTACGGCCTGCGCGACAAGCCCTCGCTCCGCGCCAAAGCCGTTCCTTATGCAAAGCGTGAACTGCTCGGGGCCACTACCGCCGATCGGGATAAGCTGCTGGATGCCCTCTACGAACATCTGGCCTCGGCCGTCTGATCTCTGAGGAAGGAATGAGCCCGGCCGTCGAAGCGGGGGGTGGGGGATGCGACGGCCGGGCTGATGCCTGCTCTTGCAAGCGGGCTACCCATTGTACGCAGATGTCCGCCCTTTCGTTCCCGCACCGGCATCATTTGGCTGGCCGCCTGTCCAAATGCCCGGCGTAGCGTCAACGCACTCGCTCACCACAGATGGCCGCTATGGCCGATCTCACCTTCACTGCTGTCGATCTCTCGCGCCTGCCCGCGCCCGATCTGATCGAAACGCTCGATTACGAGACGATCCTCGCCGAAGCGGTGGATCGCTTCCGCGCCGAGATGGCAGCGGTCGGCATCAGCTTCGCCAACCGCGACAGCGATCCAGCGGTCAAGCTGCTGCAGACCTTCTCCTACTTCTCCCAACTGCTGCGCCAGCGCGTGAACGATGCCGCCCGCGCGGTTATGCCCGCCTATGCCAATGGCGCGGACCTGGACAACATAGCCGCGCTGTTCGGCATCATGCGCAAGAGCATCACGCCCGCCGATGAGGCGCTCGGGATCCCGGCTGTGATGGAGACCGATGCCGAGTTTCGCCGTCGAATGGTCTTGGCGCCCGAGGGCTTTTCCGTCGCCGGCCCCATCGGCGCTTACATCTCCCACGCGCTCAACGCCGACCCCGAAGTTCTGGACGCGCGCCCGATCAGCCCTTCGCCCGGCCGCATCGTCATCTCGATCCTGTCCCGCACCGGCAACGGCGCGGCCTCGCAGCGGCTGATTTCCGCTGTCGAGCAGTATGTGACGGACAGCACGCGCCGACCGCTTACGGACTACGTCACCGTCCAGTCGGCCGGGATCGTCAACTACGCGGTTGATTACGCCCTGCGCATGTACAACGGCCCGGATCAGGACGTGATCCTTGCCGCCTCCCGCGCAAAAGTTGAGGCTTACACGCGCGAGAGCCACCGCCTCGGCCGCGATATCACCCTCTCGGGCCTCTACGCTGCTGCGCACGTTGAGGGCGTGCAGAACGTCATCCTGAATGCGCCGCAAGCGGACATCGCGATCAGCCTCGAACAGGCCCCGTACTGCACCGGAATTACGGCGCAAACCGCCGGGGTCAGCGAGTGACCTATCCTTCTGTTCTCCCGCCGCGTTCGTCTCCGTTGGAGAAGTCGCTGGAGCAGGTTGCCGCGCATCTGACCGACCTTCCCGCTCCGATCCGGGACATATGGTCCCCTCAGGTGTGCCCATCCTCGCATCTGCCCTGGCTCGCTTGGGGTTTGGCTATAAGCCACTGGAAGCCGGAATGGAGCGAGCCCCGCAAGCGCGATGCCGTGGCGGACGCTATCCCCTTCCACAAGCGCAAGGGCACGCGCGGGGCTGTCGAGGAGGTTCTCAGCTGGTACCATCCCGATCTTACGATCGTGGAATGGCATGAGGCGAACCCTCAGCGCGCGCCGCACACGTTCGAGGTCCGCGCCCCGGCCAACGTCATCCCTGCCAGCTTCCTGAACGTCGAGACCACGGAGGCCATCATACGGGACGTGGCGGCCGCCAAGCCGCTGCGCTCACACTTCGACTTCGTCCAGAACATGGACCTGAAGGCGGGGCTCTACCTCGCCAGCGGCGGCATGAGCGGCAGCTTCGCCCGTGCCGATTACACCGCTGTTAGGGACGAAAGCCGCGATTGGGCCAGCCTTCTCCAGACCGAGGATGGCGAGCCGCTCTTTGATGGCGATACCGCCGATTTCCTTGAGGCATCCTGATGAGCGTTCTTGTCCTCCAGCTGACGGACGCGGGGCTTGCCGCCGTTCAGGGCGCGTCGGGCACCGATCTTACCGTCATCTCGCATCTCGGGCTCAGCGACCAGACCTTCGTGGCCGCACCGACGCTCACCGCGCTTCCCGGCGAGTTCAAGCGGCTCGAAATCCAGTCCGGCACTGCAGCGGCACCGAACATGGCGCACCTCACCGCCTATGACACCTCGGCCGATGTCTGGAACGCCACTGGCTTCGGTCTCTTCCTTGAGGATGGAACGCTGTTCGGCACCTTCAGCGCTGTCGAAACAGTCCTGAGCAAGGCGGGGCTGGCCTTCGCCCTCATCGCCTTCGACATAGCCTTCACGGCGGACTTCGCCTCAAACATCGCTTTCGGCAACGCGCTCTTCGTGTACCCGCCTGCTACCAGCACGACGCGCGGTGTAGCCGAGATCGCGACGCAGGAGGAAGTGGATGCGGGGACGGACGATCAACGCTTCGTCACGCCGCGCAAGCTCAAGACGCTCCTTACTGCCAGCCTCGAGGCGCTCAGCAACACAATCAACGGCACGATTGATGCTCTTCGCAACAGCACCGACACGGCCATAAACGCGCTCAAGGCAATCTCGATTACCGGGGCGGGGCTTGCATCAGGCGGCGGGGCGCTTACGGCTTCGCGCACCATCACCGTGGCCGAGGCGAGCGCGGCCGAAGTTGCCGCCGGGACCAGCGCGTCAACCGTCATCACGCCGCGCCGATTGGGGCCGATCTCGATCTCGCTCGCGCAGAACGGCTACTTCCGCTTCTTCGGCCTGCAGATCGTCTGGGGGCGTTTCACAGCCTCGCCGAACGGCTCCACACCCGTCACCTTCCCGATCGCTTTCAGCAACGCGTGCTTCTCGGTCGTGGCGAGTGGCGTGGTCGCGGGTGGCGCGGATTCGCAGGACAATCCGCCCGCCGTCGTCACGTCCACCATCACGGCAATCGGCTTCTCGGTCTTCAGCGCCGACGACACCAGTTCCTCCACCTCGTACATCGCATTGGGGTACTGACCCATGAGCCTACGCTATTCGGCGTCCACCGGCGGCTTCTATGAAACGCAGGTCCATTCCCAGATTCCGGATGACGCGGTGTTCGTGCCGCGCGCCGCCCATGCCGCCTTGATGGAAGCGCAGGCAGCAGGGGGGCGCATCGTGCCATCGCCTGAGACCGGTCTTCCCGTGATCGAGGCTCCGAGCGAAAGCGCCGCTGCCCTCGAAGCCCGCATCGTCGCTGCGGTCAAGCGTGAGGCCGAGCGGCGCATCCTCGCTGTCAGCCCTGTGTGGCGGCAGTTGAACGATGTGCGCGAGCTCTCGCCCGAAGCCACGGAGCGCTTCCAGATGATCGATGCGATCCGCGCGGCCTCCGACGCAATGGAAGCTGAGATTGCGGCACTGTCCGCTCAAGACCTGGCTGATTACGCGGTGGTTGAAAACCCGCGCTGGCCCGTCAGCGAGGAGATCATTTAACATGGCAAAGATATCCGCTCTTCCGGTGGCCGAAAACTTGGACGGTTCGGAACTCATCCCTGTCGTTCGCAACGGAAAAACGCATCAGGTAGTTTCATCGGAACTTGTCAGCGCAGCTGCGCTGCCATTCATCGAGCGAGTCACCGTATCTGCTGCTGCCGCTGAAGCCCTCGTCGGTAAGCCATACGCCACCTCTTCAGACGGCATAGCTGATACGGACCCAGGCCAGTCGTTTGCGGTCAACAATGGCAACGGCACAACTACAATTTGGTTTCATGATCCTGACGGCACTGCGAAATCGCCTCGCACGATGGCGACTACGGATTACATCGCCTCTTCAGAAGGGGCAGACGATCTGGGCCTCGCCCGCAAGGACGTGCTTGCCTCTCCTGAAGGTGCGGAGAAGATCGGCTACGGCGACGGGAACAACGTCAAGGAAAAGCTTGATTCTCTCTCCGACAGTGGCGGTATCATCTACGCGCTACCTGCAACGGCAGCAGTTCCCCAGACGCAGGCCGAGAAGAATGAGCAAACCGTCGACCTGTTCGATGCGCTCACTCCTGCAATGCGCTCGGCCGTCAAAGGCGGCACCCTCATGGACATCGGCCCGGCCGTTAGCGCGATCATGCACTTCGCCAATGGGGGAGAGAGCCAAGGAGACGCTACGGGGGGCACCACGCTGTACGTTAAGGGAGGCCGCTATTTTACCTCAGTGCCCCTGAACAACACATTTCGAGCCGACAAGAAGATCGTCGATGACGGAGACCTTCGTCGCATGAACCTTCGCGGCGACGGGTCCAACAACACTTCGATCTTCTATACCGGACCTTATGGCTCCCCTGCGCTTAACATCGCAGGCCATCGCGGAACGGATGTGCACGATGGCGTGAACCTCCGCACCCGCATTGAAGGCATCCGCCTCCGGCGCTTCCCGATCAAATCGCAAAGCGGCATCGGGCTGCGTCTCCAGCATGCCGAAGGTGTCCACCTGGACGACGTCGTGATCGACGGGTTCGAGGTTGGCATCTACGCGACCGACATCTTGGAGTTCTTCAGCAGTGCGCTCTACCTGAAGGATTGCGTGATCGGCCTTCGGGCAACCTTATCGGACTTCACCAATCCGAACGTGTTCGTCATGCGAGGGGGGGGTGTGTCTGGCGCGCGTGTACAGGGTATCCATCTTGTGCGGCCTGCTAACGCCAAGCTCGATAGCGTCCGCTTCGAAGGTAACGGTTTTGACCGGGATTTCACGACGATCCTGTGCGAGCTGGGCACCCCCGAGGGCGGCGCTTCGCTATTGGTCGAGAATTGCTACTTCGAGAACAACATGGGGGCTTCGGACCTCCAGCTCGCCCACGGCCATCCGTATGACGCCCTGGTGAAGTGGCACATGAACACCTGTCACCGCCAGCAGGACCGCTATGTTGACCACCACATCGATGCGGCTATGTTTGGCGCGGCGGCGAGCGCGGGGTCGTCGCTGATCATCGACCATGGTCCCCAGCGGTATCGCAACGTCGGGACCTACACGTCACATCCAAGCCGTTCCGCAATTCGCATCCAGACGCCGGGCATTACGCTCATCGAGCATGCAGGTAACCGCTATCCGAGCGACAATGAAAGGCCCGAGACAAACGGGTTCCCGGCAGTCGGCATGACCTACAACGTGATGTCGGCAAGCATCTTTGCGGACGGGACTTACACCCCAAACTTCCGAACCAACATCAACGTGTTGAAGGTGGAGCATCTCGTGGGGTCGGGCGTCTACCGGGTGTTCTACCGCGATCCCCCGCGAAACGCCGGCGGCGTGACCCCGTCAGCCACCGTCGCCAGCGGCTCCGGAACAGTCACGGTGTCTGATCGAACCTCAGCGTACCTGGAGGTTCGCACCTTCAATGCGGACGGGGCAGCCGCAGACCTCGCGTTTACCCTCAACGTCATGGGATACTTCTGATGAACTACTTGCACGAGGGCCGGGTTGTCACTGCTACGCTGTGGGAGGGGCAGCCTATTGATGGGGTGAAGGTCATACCCCGCCGCTGGGGCGCGGTCGGTGAAGTTCAGACAGCGCGTGGGGGCCGATGGATGACCCTCGGCGACTGGCTCGTCAATGATGGGCGTGTCTTCCGCGTGGTCACCCCCGCGATCTTCATGCGAGAATACTCGCCCGTCGACGCGAACGCGAGTCCGTGGAGCGAGGGCAGTCCCGCATAATGCAATGATGCCCCACCACCTGCCTCTGTCGCTGCCAACCGTGCAGCAAATACAAGACACTTAATTGCTTTCGTCCCGCCTTTGTCTTTTTCCGATTTGCCCCTACGGAAAGGGGGCTCCGGATGTCCCCACATCCCGAAACCAGCGAGCCTGCACTCGCACTCTATGGGCAGCGCGCCTGCCCCATAAAGCACCCTTTCCGCGTCCAGGCGCGGAAAGGGGCATCATGCAGGAAGTCCAACATGTCTACCCCTTTTGTTCTCGTTTCCCCAACCTCTCCGGCCGCCGGTTACATCGGTGGCAAGCGCAACCTCGCCAGGCGCGTCTGCGCCATCATCGAGCGCACACCGCATACCAGCTACGCCGAGCCTTTCGTGGGCATGGGCGGCATCTTCCTGCGCCGCAGGAGCAAGCCAAAGGCCGAGGCAATAAATGACATTTCCGGTGATGTGATCGGCCTGTTCCGCTGCCTTGCCGAGCACTACCCCTACCTTGTCGACATGCTGCGCTTTCGCGTGACAAGCCGGGCCGAGTTCGAGCGGTTGCTCGGGCAGGATCCTGAACGCCTCACCGATCTCCAGCGCGCCGTACGATTCCTGTATCTCCAGCGCCTGGCATTCGGCGGCAAAGTCTCGGGCCGCAACTTCGGCGTCGATGCGCGATCCCCCGCCCGCTTCGACGTCGGCAAGCTCGAACCCCTGCTCGCGGATATTCATGATCGCCTGCAGTCGGTCGTGATCGAGCGCCTGCCCTACGCCGAGTTCATCCGCCGCTACGATCACGAAGGCGCGCTGTTCTACCTCGACCCTCCCTATTGGGCCTGCGAGAAGGACTACGGCCCGGACGTCTTCACCCGCGCAGACTTTGCTGCACTGGCCAAGCAGCTGGCCGGCATCAAGGGCAAATTCCTCATGTCCCTCAACGACAATCAGGGCGTGCGCGATACCTTCGCCCGGTTCTCGATGAACGCGATCGGCACGACATACACGATTGGTGCCAAGGCACGGCCCGCAGGCGAAGTGCTGATCAGCAACTTCGCTCTCCCCGCGAACGACAACTGATTCCAAACCCCCTGCATTTGGACGGCCACCCTACCAAATGCAGGGGCGCGAAAGCCGCTGATCCTTGCGCCATGGTCGCATCATGGCGCGTACTGCAGATCCCGAACAGCTTACCGGCGAATTGATCCAGCTGGGCACCGTGGCATCCGTCTCGGGCGACACCTGCACTGTCGATCTGGGTGACCTGATCACGGGTGATCTGCCATGGCTGGCCGGCCGTGCCGGGCGTGTTCGCATCTGGTCTCCCCCGACGATCGGCGAGCAATGCGCGGTACTCGCGCCTGAAGGCGACCTTGCCGGTGGAGTCGTCCTTCTCGGCATCTACTCCGACGCCCGCCCATCCCCATCCAGCGATCCCGATGCGGTCGTGATCGAATTCGACGATGGTGCAGCCCTCTCGTACAACCTCGCCACGCATGCGCTGGATGTGACGTTGCCGGGAGGCAGCGCCGCAACGGTTACCGCTGACGATCTCACCATCAACGGCAACGTCCGGGTCAACGGCAAGCTTGACGTGACCGAAGACGTCGTGGGTGGCGGCATCAGCCTCAAGAACCACAAGCACACCGGCGTTACTGCCGGCGGCGCGCAGTCCGGAACGCCGGTCTGATGGCCGGCATGTCCCGCACTACGGGCGCTGCGATCGATGGCGTCGAGGATATCCGGCAGTCCCTGGGCGACATCCTCGGAACGAAGATCGGTACGCGTGTCGGGCGCCGCGATTACGGCTCGCTGGTCCCCGATCTCATCGACCAGCCCCTGAACGCCGCGAACACCCTGCGCCTTTACGCCGCCAGCGCGCTTGCCGTCTCCCGCTGGGAGAACCGCGTGCGCCTTCGCCGTGTGTCCCTTGCGCCCGGCGCGCGCGCTGGTGCGGCAACGCTCAACCTCGACGCGGACGTGAAGGGGCTTCCCCCCGCGTCGGCCCGCACCCGCTTCGCTCTGTCTCTCTAGCCCCAAGGATCCTCCTATGGCCTTCAAGCATGGAATCACCGTCACCGAGATCGTCGAAGGCGCGCGCACGCTGACGGCGGTCTCCACCTCGATCATCGGCCTCGTCGCCACGGCCTCCGCTGCCAGCGCCGCCGTCTTCCCGCTGAACCGTCCCGTCCTCATCACCGACATCGAAGCCGCCATCGGCAGTGCCGGCACCGAGGGCACGCTCGCCAAATCCCTGCGCGCCATTGCCGACCAGACGCGCCCCTTACTGGTCGTGGTGCGGGTGGAAGAAGGCGAGGACGCGGCCGAAACCGCCAGCAACGTCATCGGCACCACCACGGCCGATGGCATGAAGACCGGCATGCAGGCGTTGCTCGCGGCGCAGGCGCAGCTGGGTGTGAGGCCCAAGATCCTCGGTACGCCCGGCCTTGAAACCCAGGCGGTCACCACGGCGCTGGCCGTCGTCGCCAAGAAGCTGCGCGGCTTTGCCTATGCCCGTGCGCTTGGCGACACCGTCACTGCTGCCACCGCATACCGCGCCAACTTCGATCAGCGCGAACTCATGCTGCTGATGCCTGACTTCCTGGCCTGGGACACGGCCACCAACGCGGCTGTGCCGAGCTACGCTGCCGCCCATGCCATGGGCCTGCGCGCCCTGATCGATGAGCAGACGGGTCCGCACAAGACCCTCTCCAACGTCACGGTGAACGGCGTCCTCGGGCTCACCAAGGACATCCGATGGGATATCGAGGATCAGTCCAGCGAAGCGGGCGTCCTCAACGCGTCCGAAGTCACTGCCCTTGTCCGCACCGACAGCGGCTATCGCTTCTGGGGCAACCGCACCACGGCCGAGGCGGAAAGCCAGTTCGTTTTCGAAAGCACCACGCGCGTTGCCCAGCTGCTCGCCGACACCGTCGTCAGCGGCATGCTGTGGGCGATGGACAAGCCGCTGACGCCGAGCCTTGCCAAGGACATCATCGAGACGATCAACGGCCTCTTCCGTCAGCTGAAGGCCGCCGGTGTGATCCTCGGCGCCAAGGCCTGGTACGATGAGGCGAACAACGACGTCTCAGCCCTGAAGGCGGGCAAGCTGCGGATCGACTACGATTACACCGTGCCGCCGCCGCTTGAAGACCTCGGCTTCAACCAGCGCATTACTGACACCTACTTCGCCGACTTCTCGGCCCAGCTGGCGCAGGACGTCTGAACCCGGCCTCGCCGCCCTTTCTCTTCCCCTAATTTTAGGAGCCCGCCATGGGAATGCCACGCACCCTCAAGGACATGATGATGTTCAACGAAGGCTTCGCCTACCAGGGCGATGCGAAGACTGTGACCCTGCCCACTCTCACCCGCAAGATGGAGGGCCATCGCGGTGCCGGCATGAGCGGCGAACTGCAGATGGACATGGGACAGGAGGCTATGGAAGCCTCCTTCGTCTGCGGCGGCCCGATGCGTCAGGTGCTGCGCCAGTGGGGCACGCCGACGGTTGACGGCGTCTACATCCGCTTCGCCGGCAACTACCAGGCCGATGACAGCGCCGCCATCGATCACATCGAAGTGATCATGCGCGGCCGCTTCAGCGAGATCGAAATGGGCGATCAGGAAACGGGGGAGGCGAGCGAGTTCACCACCACCATGGCCGTTGCCTACTACAAGCTCGTCTGGAACGGCCGCACCGAGTTGGAGATCGATCCGCTCAACATGATCGAAGTCGTGGACGGCATCGATCGCCTGGCCGAGCGCCGCGCCCTCCTCGGCGTCTTCATCTGAGCCCTTCGCCTCGGCCACGCGCCGGGCCTTCCTTCCTTTTCCTGATTTTCGGAGACCATCATGTCCGCACCCGCCGAACTTCGCACTGTTGCCCTCGACCAGCCCATCACGCGCGGCGATCAGACGTTCGACACCCTTCAGCTGCGCCGCCCGAACTCGGGCGAACTTCGCGGCCTCTCCCTTGTCGATCTGGGCCAATTGAAGACGGATGCTCTCATCAAAGTCCTGCCGCGCATCACGGTGCCCACCATCACCGAAGTCGAAGCCGCCGGCCTGCACCCGGCCGATCTTCTCGCATGCGGTGCGGAGATCGGAAGTTTTTTGCTGCAGAAGTCGCAGCGTACGGATGCCCTCGCCTAGTCGATGACGCGATGGCGGATCTTGCGATCGTCTTCCACTGGTCGCCCGCTGCTATGGACGGGATGTCCCTGTCCGAATTGATGGGCTGGCGCGCACAGGCGGCCCGTCGCTCCCAGCCTCCCGATAAACCCGGAAAGAAGTAATGGCGGACAGGAATCTTCGGCTTCAGGTCATACTTGAAGGGCTCGACAAGCTCACCGCGCCCTTGAAGTCGATAACCGGCGCGTCGTCCGCCGCGCGCCGGGATCTCGCCCGCACGGCTGAAGAACTCCAGCACCTGGACAAACTGCAAAAGCAGATCGGCAGCTACAAGGCCAAGGAGTCCGCTTTCGGAGCAGACACCCGCAAGCTGCAGGAAACGAACGCGCGCATGGCCGAATTGCGTGCCCAGATCGATGCGACGGAGAAACCCACCAAGAAGCTGGCCAAGGAGTTTGAGCAGGCTGAACGGCAAGCCGCCGCCCTGACCACGCGCCTGGACAAAGGCGGTGCCGAACTCCAGCAGCTGTCTGCGAAGCTGTCGGCGGCCGGTGTCGATGTCTCCGACCTCGCTCGCCATGAGGACCGTCTGTCGGAGCGAACGGAGCAGGCAAACCGCGCGCTTCGCCAACAGACCGCGCAGCTGGAGAAGGTCAGCCGGGCAAAGCGCAACTCGGACAAGCTGAACGAGATGAGCACCAAGGCGACCGGGATGGGCCTTGGCATGATCGCGGCCGGTGCCGCCACTGGCGCGCCGGTCCTGGGAGCGATCAAACAAGCAGCCACGCTCGAAAGCGCCATGGCCGATGTGTCCAAGGTCACCAACATGACCCGGCCGCAGATCGAGCGCATGTCGAACGACTTCATCGACATGAGCGAGAAGATCCCGATGGCGGCCAACGAACTGGCCACCATTGCCGCTGCTGCGGGCGCGGCGGGCGTCGGCATGGACAAGTTCGGCAAGCCCATGACCAACCAGCGCCAGCAGCTGCTCGAGTTCACCAACGATGCCGCCGAGATGGGCGTTGCCTTCGACATGACCGCCGATCAGGCGGGCGAGACGATGGCGAAATGGCGCACCGCCTTCGAACTGCCGCAGGCCGGTGTACGCGCCTTAGGCGATGGCGTGAACGCGCTCACCAACCGCTTTGGCGGCAAGGCGGCGAATGTCACCGACATCATCACGCGCATCGGTCCCTTGGGTAAGGTGGCGGGCCTTGCCGCGCCCGAGATTGCGGCGCTGGGCTCGACGCTCGATTCCATTGGCATCCCCAGCGAGGTTGCGGCTACCGGCATCAAGAACACGATGCTTGCCCTGACGAAGGGCGCGGCTGCCACGAAGAGCCAGCAAGAAGCGTTCAAGGCGCTCGGGCTTGACGCGACCGACGTTGGCAAGCGCATGCAGACGGACGCAGCCGGTGCCATCACGGACGTGATGGAGCGCATCGGCAGGCTGGATGCAGACAAGCAGTCGGGCATCATGACCCAGCTGTTCGGCTCGGAGAGCGTAGCCGCGATTGCGCCAATGCTGACCAATCTCGACGGGTTGAAGCAGCGCCTGAAGTTGGTGGCGGACGAAGGCTCCACCGCCGGCTCCATGCATGGCGAGTTCCTCAACCGCATCGCTACCACCGAGGGCGCTGTCGGCCTCGCCACCAACGGGCTTTCCGGCCTGAACATCACGATGGGAAAGGCTCTGCTTCCGACCGTGGTCAAGGTGGCGGGGTACGTGAAGGACGCGTCCGGCGCGGTGCGGGGATGGGCACAGGAGAACCCCAAGCTGGCAAAGGCCATCATGATATTCCTCGGCGTCGGTGCGGGGCTTCTCGTCCTGCTTGGCGGGTTGGCTCTTGCCTTCGCCGCGCTCACGGCGGCCGCTGCCCCGCTCGGCATCTCCCTCCTGCCGTTGCTCGCAATCGTTGCGGCTATCGCAGCCGTTGCCGCTGCCGCATACCTTATCTACGACAACTGGGGAGCGATCAGTGCCTGGTTCGCGTCTTTGTGGGAAACCATCAAAGGGTTGTTCTCGGGCGCGCTGGACTACCTCGTTCAGGCGTTCCTGAACTTCACTCCACTTGGCCTGATGACCCAGGCCTTTGCTCCGATGCTTGGCTACCTGCGCTCGCTGAACTTCGCCGAGATCGGTCGCAACCTCATACAGGGGCTGATCAACGGAATTACCAGCATGCTGGGAAGGCTGAAGTCCACCGTGTTGAACACGGCAAGCGCTGTCGCGAACTGGTTCGCATCCAAGCTCGGCATCCATTCACCGTCCCGCGTTTTCGCCAGCCTCGGCGGCTTTGTCATGGCAGGCCTCGACCAGGGCCTTGCCGCGAACACCTCTACGCCACTTTCGCGCATCACAGACCTGTCAGGGCAGATGACGCGGGCGCTTGCGGTGGGAGCGGGGGCAGGAGCTATAGCCGCAACCGGCATCGCACCCGCCGCAGCGCAAGGGCCCGTGAGCGCTGCCACTTCCCGCATGGCGACAGGCAACACCTACCACATCAAGATCGAAGTCAGCGGCGGCGCGGGCGCAACCGACATTTCCGACGAAGTGCGCAAGGCGATCGAGGCGATCGAGCGTGAGCGCGAAGGCCGAGGCTTCGGCGATACCTGAGGATTCCACCGATGCACCTGATGGCCCTTGGCATGTTCCTCTTCGAAATCGGAACGCTGCCGTTCGATGAACTCCAGCACAAAACGGACTGGCGCCATGCCCGTGCCCCGCGCATCGGCGCGCGCGATGCCACGCAGTTTGTCGGTCCGGGGGACGAGACGATCAGCCTATCCGGCGCGGTCTATACCGAGCTTTCGGACGGTATCGTTTCGCTGGCGGATCTGCGCGCCATGGCCGACCAGGGCGAAGCGTGGCCGCTCGTCTCCGGCAATGGCCGGGTCTACGGCAACTTCGTCATCACCGCGATTGACGAACGCCATGCGTACCTGATGGCCGATGGCTCCCCGCGCCGCATAGACTTTGGTATCGATCTGTTGGGCGTCGATGATCCAGCCACGGTCACCGATCCGGAAGGCGGCGCATGAACCAGGCGGTCAACAACATCGCGGATTGGCGCGTTACGCTGGACGGCGTGGACCTGACGGATCGTATGCGCCCCCGCCTGATCTCCCTCACCGTGTCGGAAAAGCGCGGGGATGAGGCAGACCAGTTGGACATCGTCTTGAGCGATACAGACGGCATGCTCGCCATTCCGAAGGAGGGCGCTGTCCTGCGCGTCTTCCTTGGCTGGAAGCAAGGGCGGGACGTGACGCCCGGTCTCATCGACAAGGGGAGCTTCAAGGTCGATGACGTGACGCACAGCGGACCTCCCGATCAGATCACGCTACGCGCCCGCGCCGCAGACTTCACCAGCGAGATCCGCAACCGCCGCTCACACAGCTGGAAGAACACGACCCTCGGCGGCGTCCTTAAAGAAGTGGCCGGCCGCAATGGCCTGAGCGCCCGGATCGCTCCGGATCTCGCTGCCATCGCGCTGCCCTCGATCAGCCAGAGCCGCGAAAGCGACGTTGCCTTCATGCGCCGGCTCGGCCGGGAGAACGATGCGGTTGCCACTATCAAGGACAAGCACCTGATCTTCGCCCGCAAGGGCGCTGGCAAGACGACATCCGGACAGCCGCTGCCGTCCCTCACGCTCACGCGCCGCGACGGTGATGGTCACTCCTGGCAGCGTCAAAAGCGGGAGGCTCAGCAGGGCGTTACTGCTCGCTGGCACGACAGGAAGGCCGCCAAGAAGGATAAGGTCACGGACGGTGACGCAAAGGGCGCGAAGCAGCTGCGCAAGGTCTACGCTGATGAAGCCTCCGCAAAGCGTGCCGTGGCAGCCGAGCGCGCCCGCATGCAGCGCGCGTCAGCCACTCTCGATATCCGTCTTGCCTTGGGCCGCCCCGATGCCATGCCTGAAGCACGAGTTAAGGTGAGCGGCTTCAAGCCTGAGATCGACGGCGCCACCTGGCTTATCGCAGAGGTTTCACACCGGCTGGACAAGTCAGGTGGTTTCCGCACCGATGTCAGGATGGAAACAGCGCTGTAGGGCCTGCCAATCCTGCGCCGGTTTGTTAGTCGCGATCGCTGGCGGGAGGCAGTGCAAGGGCAGAACTGAGGATGCTGGTACGCTGTGCGGGATCCGCGACCCGATACGCATTGCGCAGCGCTCGCTCGGCGTTGGTCAGGGTTCGTCTGCCCGTCATCACGTAGAGCACGTCGATTTCGGCATAGAGCAGCATCTCCATGCGCGCGCCCTTTCGGATGCCGCCAAGATCCTCCTCAATCGCACGGGCAACGGAGTTGCTGAACCCCGGTATCGTGTCAGCCAGCTTGTACCCAGTCTCCGCCTCCCAGCGCTCGCGCTCTTCGCGGAACCGTTGCCCCACCGTGCTTTCCGTTCCGTCCCAGGGCGATTGATCATCGATCTGCGGCGCAAGCTCGTTCGCGGGTGGCGGATAGCAACCGTGCTGGCGTATCGAAGGAAGGACTTCGGAAAAAAGCCAGCGCACGAAGCGCTCGACCTCGGGTTTCCGGCTATTGAAGGCCAGTCCGTAGATTCCTGCCTCATTGATTACCAACGTCCGACGACTTCGGCCGATTGCGTCGGTAATGCCGACGTAATCTTTTTGCCAGTCCCACAACCTGCTGGCGGCGTCACGGGGGTTGGCGATGCCGAACTCGCTGCAAACGTCGTTCAGCACCCACCACGGCACATGATCTCGCATGATCATGCGGACGTTGGTCTTCTCGAAGTGCAGCGGTATCAGCGCTTTCATTCGATTACCTCTTCGGTGCGGTGCCAAACGGCGTTCTTGGTCTACCTAGCTCAGGTCCTACCGCACTCCATCGACCTATCCGCCAAATAAACAGGCTCCCCGTTTCAGCATGCCCCTGCCTGCTTTGCCCCGTAGGTAGCTTCGCTTTCCGTGTACTGGCTTCCCGCGCTGGACGACAACTGGTCGATAAGACCCTTGCAGGAGAAGCCAGACATATCGAGATACTGCTTGGCAGATCTGACAGCCTGCTCATTCCAATCGACGTTCAGACTGTCGACGGCCACCGTCGCATCGGCAACCTCGTAACCGTTCCCAGCATCTGATGACAGTTGATCTATCAGGCCCTCTCGGGAGAAGCCGGTCATGTCGAGATACTGCTTTGCTGACCTTGCGGCGTTACGTTGAGGACCGGTCAGAGTGTCTGCCGGTTCTTCCGCAGCCACCCCGGATTGGACAGCGTCTGCCTTCTGAGTCGAAGACGCAACTTGGCCTTCTGTTGTCTGGCTATCGCCGCCGACAATAGCGCCCAGCACCCCCAGCGCCACGAACCCTCCAATTAGGATGAGGCACCCCATACCCAGCTTCTTGCCCAAGCTCTTCTTCGGTGTTCCTTCACTCACTTGCATCGCCCCCTATTTCAGCGCGCCCCATGCACACCGTGTCCTTGGCCTCAATCGTCCGGCCAAATCTCGTCTGGATAGAAATCCGGCTCCACATACGGCGCCTCAACGTCTGCCTCTGGCTCTGCCACCATGGCTGGCGAGAGCGTTGGCCGCTCCCCGTCGAAGGCGACCCGTATCCAGGCACCGAACTCAGCCTTGCGCTGAAACACCGCCTGCACCTCCCGCTCGGCAAGCAAGGCCCCGATCCAGCCTGCGCGCTCTGCGTTCACATAGCCGATCTGGACATCGCGAGCGGAATAGACCGCAACCGCACGCCGATCGTGCTTGTTCTTCGGCTCAGGAATCAGCGTCACCGGCTCGCCCGCCTGGCAAAGCAGGATCTCGAACTGGCGGTTCGACCCGTCAGCGTTAAGATAAGGCGCGCCCACGACGGCGAGCGACATGGCAGGAATCGAAGTCACCGGCTGCTTCAGGTGCGCCGGAAGACGCCGGCTACGCGCCCGATAACGTGGACCTCATCGGCTGAGGCGATTTCCTCTCGCACCTGCGGATTGTCCCCCATCATCTTGTAAGACCCATCCGGCAGCGCCCGGACGCGCTTGATCGTGCCGAAACCGCCGTAGACCATGGCCCAAATACCTTCCTGCCGATCGATGGAGCGCTGCGAACGGTCGATGAGCACAAGATCCCGATCATTGATTGTGGGATACATGCTGTCCCCGATCGGCTTGGCGATCGACAGGTGTACGGCCGGGGAATCGGTGAACAGGCGGACCCACTCTTCCGGCATCCAACGATCCACCGCCTCGACATGCTGATCGAGGAAACCCGCGCCCATACCGAGCGACAGGTCAATTTCCTCGATCTTGATGAGGCCCATCTGCTCGGCAATTTCCGCAGGCGTAGGCGGGATGAAGGCATCTTCCGCTGGATCGTCAACCTCGCCGGTCAGATATGCAGGCGTGGTCTGAAGCGCTCGGGCAATCTTGTGCAGGTGACTAGACCCGGCAGACTGTCCTGTAACGACCTTGCCGATTGTGGGCTGGCTAACGCCAATTTCGCGCGCCAGCGACGACTGGGACCAGCCCAGCAGTTTCATTCGCTCAGCAACACGCTCGCTTTTGATCATGCCCTTACCTACAACCTTGGTTGTCGCCTGCGATCAAAAAATGTGCATTGACCGATCTATATCTATGGTTATAGGTCTACGTCATGCCCAACGCTCTAACTCCATCGGATGCCCTTCGTCAGGCGGTAAACCTTGCAGGCGGACAATCCGCGACCGCTCGCATTTGTCAGCGGTCTCAGGCCGCCGTCTGGAAGTGGCTGAATAAGGGGAAGCTACTGCCTGCGGAGTGTGTGTTGGCTATGGAGGCTGCAACTGGCGTCTCGCGCCACGACCTGCGCCCGGACATCTACCCCAGCCCTCATTTCGCCCCCTCTGCCACCTATAACCATAGGCATGAGCGCGCTGTAGCAGCTACGAATGATAGCGTCGCTTGCGATCATGAGAGCAAAGCGCAACGGAAGGATCACGCATGACCAAGGTCCGTGCGCCCCTCTCCTTCTCCCGCGCCATCACTACGGTCTGCGGCCAGATTGGCTGGGAGGCCGCCGCCAAGGTGACAGGCCGTTCCGTCCGAACTGTCCGCCACTGGAGCGAGAGCGACCGGCACGGCACGCCGACACTCGATCAGGCCCTCGCCCTCGATCGTGCTTTCGTGGAGGCCGGAGGCGATCATGGCCCGATCCTCGCCAGCTATGGGCTCCAACTGGATATCGCGATGGTCGATGCCGTGGCTTGCCGCGCTGCCCTGGCCAACGATGTCGCCAATTTTTCCAAAGAGGCGGGCGATGCCGTCAGCCGCTGCATCCAGGCCCTCACGCCCGGCGCTTCACCGGCAGTGCTACAGGCCGCCATCCTTGAGATCGAAGAAGCTGACGCGGTCGTCCCGCGCCTCCTCGGTCATCTGAAAGCCCTTCTGCCCGGCAATGGTGCCCGGCCTGAAGCCCTTGGGGGAAAGTGAGCACGATGTCGGGTCGTCCGGTACAGCTTCCACACGTAAATTGCCCGGCCTGCGGGGGCCGAGCGTTTGCCCGTTCAACAGGTTTGGTCAGCCTGCTCTTTCGCGAAATCTACTATCACTGCCGCAATCCTGACGCCTGCGGGCACAGGTTCGTGGTGGAAATGACGGCGGTCAGGACCGTGGCCGCAAGCCGCTTTCCGCAGCCCAAGCACACGCTGCCGATGACGCAGTGGCGCGAAGCGGCGAACGATCGCGCGGCCAACGATGATGGTCCCCCCACCGAACCGGAATCCAGCGCGACCGTCACCTGACACGACGGCCGCGCTGACCTGACCTTCCGAACCTGATGCCTTCGAACCCGGCTCGCTTCCGGGAATGCCCCAGCTTTGCCTACTCACCGGAGCCCTCTCCATGCATCTCCCCAACCATAGCCAGTTCATCGTGGTGCTCCAGCAACCACGCCGGCAACCGGCCTCAACATCGGCTCTGTTTGGCGCATGGCGCGAACTGTGGCGGTGCGCTCCCCGCGCCGTCCGCCGGGATACCGTCGCCGGCACCGCACTTGTCCTGGTCGCTGCTGCACTCTTCGCAGCTGCCTGGGGGATGCTCCCGGCATGAACCGCGCTGCTGATCGCAATCGTCAGGGCCGCCACGATGCCCATCAAGCTCGCGCCGCGGTTTCCCGCCTCCTGCAAGCCGGAGCCTGATACATGGACATGCGGGACGACATCCGCCGCTCCTTGATGCCGCTGCTCAAGGGCGACTTCAAATGGAAAAGAGAAGGGGGCGAGTACCTCCAAGGGGGTAAGTGCCCCGACTGCAGCGAGCACAGCGTCTTCGCTCACGGCAAGAACCCGTGGGTGCTGAAATGCGGCCGCACGAACAAGTGCGGGTGGATGGGCTCCGTTCGCGATCTCTATCCCGAGATCTTCGATACGTGGTCGAACCGCTACAAGGCCACGCCGCAGAACCCCCACGCCGCCGCTGACGCGTACCTGACCGATGCCCGCAGGCTGGACCTGCGCGGCATGCGCGATGCCTACTCGCAAGAGTACTACCGCGACGAGGCCCGCAAGATCGGCTCCGCGACGGTACGCTTCCCCTTGCCGGGCGGCAGCTGGTGGGAACGCCTGATCGACCAGCCCGGTCGCTTCGATCGCAAGGCGCGTTTTGCGCCCGGCAAGTCCTACAAGGGCCAGGCATGGCAGCGTCCCGATGTGTCGATCGACGACATGGCGAACGCGCCCAGCATCTGGTTTGCCGAAGGCATCTTCAATGCCTGGGCACTGGAGCAGGCTGGGCAACGCGCCGCCTCGACCATGTCGAGCAACAACTACCCGGCCGAGTTCCTCAAGCAGCTTCGCACTCACATCGCTGCATCCGAGCACCCGTTCCGCAAGCCCACGATCGTTTTCGCCTTCGACGTCGGCGCCGCCGGCACCAAGGCGAGCCGTGAATTCGTCGAAAGGGCGAAGAAGGAAGGCTGGGACGCCACCGCCGCCCAGCCCATGGGCGAGGACGAGAACGGCAATGAACTTGATTGGAACGACCTGCTCGGTTTCGACAAGCTGGGTGAGACCGATCGCGCGGAATACCTGTGGCACGGAAAGGTGCTGCTCGCGGCGTCTGCGCAGGAAAAGGCGTTTCTGCTGTGGGAAAAGCACCGCTGGAACAGCTTCCACTTCGTCTTCGGTAACCGCACGTACTGGTGCTCGATCGACATCTCCGTCGTTCAGGAGAAGATCGACGAATACCGCAAGGGCCGCACCCGTGAGTTGAAGGAAATCGACCAGGAGGAAGAGACCAAGATCCGGCAGGATGCATCGCGCGAGGCGCTGACGGTCGAAGAGATCGCCAACTGCGCCTTCCGCGTCCTCTACCGCCAGCGGGACGAAGCCACGGACGAAACCAAGTTCTTTCTCAACATCAGCTATCCCAGCGGCAAGCGGCCGTCCGTGAAGGGCGATTTCACCGCAGCCCAGCTGCGCAAGGCGTCGAACTTCGAAGACCGCCTGTTCGCCTTTGGGGGCGTTTGGACAGGGAGCGGCTTGCAGCTGACGCGGATCCTGCAACAGCAGACGCCCGACCTGCCCGACGTGCGCCCGCTTGGCTTCACCGGCTACTGCCGCGATTCACAGGCTTACATATTCGGGCCGATCGCTGTCTCCGGTGGCCGGGTCTACAAACCCAACGAGAATGAATTCTTCCAGATCGGTAAGAAGGCCCTGAAGCTGGGCACATCGGAGAAGCTGCTCGACATCGACTATGATGCCGATCAGCTGGACGTCAGCTGGCTCAAGGATCTGTGGGTCGCCTACGGCCCCAAAGGCATCGTCTGCCTGACCTTCTACTTCGCCTCCCTGTTCGCCGAACAGATCCGCGCGGAGATGAAGAGCTTCCCGTTCCTCGAAATGCACGGACTTCCCGGTACCGGCAAAACCACGCTCGTCGAGTTCCTGTGGAAGCTGCTGGGCCGCGAAAACTACGAAGGCTTCGACCCGGCCAAGGCTACGCCCGCCGCCATGGCGCGCAACCTCGGCAAGGTCGGCAACCTTCCCGTCGTCCTGATCGAAGGCGACCGCCGCGAGGAAGCATCACATTCCAAGCGGTTCGAGTGGGAGGAATTGAAAACCGCCTACAATGGCCGCTCCGTTCGCTCGCGCGGCGTGAAGAATGGCGGGATGGAAACATTCGAGCCACCGTTCCGGGGCGCGATCGTTATCGAGCAGAACGAGCCGGTAAACGCCTCACGCGCCGTGCTGGAGCGTATCATGTCGCTCGGCTTCGACATGTCGGGCTGGTCGGCCGAAACGAAAAGTTCGGCCGAGCGCCTGGAGCAATGGCCGATCGAGAAGGTGTCCGGCTTCATCGTTCACGCGGCGAAGCGCGAGGGCGAGATCATGGCTCGCTTCCGGCAGGCTTTCGCGCAGTACGAAGCCGAATTGCTGGCGATGCCGGCGATCCGCACCAACCGCCTCGCCAAGACGCACGGCCAGTTGCTCGCCTTCCTCGACGCCATGCGCACCATCGTGCCGCTTACAGACGAACAGCAGGCCGCCACCGGCCGCTTCATCGTCGAGATGGCCACGACCCGGCAGATGGCGGTCAACAGCGAAGACCCCGTCGTCAGCTTGTTCTGGGAACGCTTCGATTACCTCGAAGAAAACGAGGATCCCTCCGCACTCTCCGGGCACATCAACCACCATCGTCGCCACGACGAAGGCATGATCGCCGTTCGCCTGAACGAGATGGAGGCCCGCTGCGCGGACAAGCGCCTCGCGCTGCCGACCCATGCCGAACTGATCCGGGCGCTGAAAACCTCGAAAAACCGCCGTTTCATCGAAGTCTGCACCGTCAACTCCCGAAACGACAACGTCGGCGCCGTCCGCTGCTGGGTCTTCAAGGACAGCAGCCGCGCCGCCTCCGAACGCAAATCCTGAAAATCGAAAGGATGCCTATGCGCACCGTACCTTCGCTGCTGTCCATGCTGGACGATCCTGACGCCGCACCCCCTGCACCGCTTCCTGCCCCCGTCATGCCCTGGGATTACGTCAGGATGCGCCGCGAGGCAGCAGGACTGTCGATCGAGGAAGCTTCGAAGCCGTTCTGGCATCGCCCCGAGCACCGCGCTGACGTTGAACGCAACATGGCTCAGATCGAGGCCGTCGGCTTTCGCGTAAAGCGCCTGTGGGACATGTCGCGGGCTTTCCGCCTCAACCTGACCATCTATCGCCAGCTGTGCGACACGCCGCCGGATCAGCATCCGCGCCTATGCCGGGCCTGCGGATGGGACGAGTGGTCCGATCAACTGGATAACGACGGCTTCGACTGCGCTTGGTCCGCCCTCGACCCTGAAATCTGCACTCTGTGCGAACAGACCCGTCGCCCGAAATTCCGGCCGCGACCGGCCAACACCCAGACTCATGCTCACACCCGCAGCGCCGCTCAGCGCGCTGCCTGATCGAAAGACATTCCCATGGCCGAAACGAATGCAACCGAAGACCGCCTTCGCCTGCTCATCGAGCGGGTCGAGCGCTTGGAGGAAGAGAAGCGCGGCATCGCGTCCGATATCAACGACGTCTACGCCGAAGCCAAGGCAGTTGGATACGACGTCAAGGTCATGAAGGTCATCGTGAAGCTTCGCCGGATGCAGCCCGACGATCGCCGCGAAATGGACATGATCGTAGACACCTACAAGAACGCGCTGGGGATCGACTGACCATGCGCCGCCGCCCCTCGCCCGCCGTTCACCCGATTGGCTGCGCCTGCCGCGCATGCGCCCCGCAGACCTGCCGTGCCCGGCGTATCGATCTCGCGATCAGGGCCGCAACGCGCGTCCTGTTCCTGATCGCCGCCATGATCGCCATCCCCTTCATCATTGCCCACGCGCTTGCCAGCGCCAAGGGAGACAACCGTTGATCCTGCCCTACCTCGAACCCGCCGCCGACTGGCTGGACCAGTCCGTGGAGGAACGCCTCATCCTCGCGGCCGAGATCCTCTTCACGCAAAACCTGATGAACAGCCGCCGCTACAACCAGACGACAACCGAAATCCGCAAGCGCGCCGACCGGCAGCGCGGCATTCGCGCCCGCAACCGCATTGACGTGGCCGTGCGCCAGGCCGGTGCGGCATGAGCGCGAAACAGTGCGCCCTGTGCGCCGGCACCGGGGCCAAGGACTACGCTGGCTTTGCCATGGATCCCTGCGACCATGCAGCCGCCCCGCACGATCAGCGAACGCACGAAGTCGAGGTATCCCGCGACGATGCCGTGAAGTTTCTTGAGCATGCCTGCCGCAACTGGCGGCATCTCGCCCCCCTGTCAGAGGACGATGTTCAGGACGTCGCCGAGGCGCTCGCCGCCTTCAGTCGTGCCCGCGCGAAAGGCGGTGCGGCATGAAGGCGCTCACCGTCCACCAGCCCTTCGCCTCGCTGATCATGGCGGGTGCCAAGCCCTACGAGTTCCGCTCGTGGCGCCCCCATGCTGCGATGATCGGGCAGCGCGTCGTCATTCATGCCAGCAGCAGGAAGATCAGCAAGCCCCTCGCGGCCGATCTGTTCGTAGCCGTCCGCGACCAGGCACTATCCTCGATCGTCACCGCCACGCTCGATCCCGCCAAGGCGCTTCCCGTTCTTGCCCGTGCCTGGGAGCCTGCCGGTGAACCCCTGCCCCTGTCCGCCGGGCTGGGCACCGTGATCATCGGTCAACCCATTCCGGCTCAGGAGGTGGCGGATGCTCCCGGCCTGCCACTGGCAGAGGGCGAACAGGATCTCTGGGCTTGGCCCATGCTCGATGTGCAGCGCTGGACCCAGCCGGCGCCGGAATCTGGAGCGCAGCGGTTCTGGCACTGGACACGATCATGAGCGGCGAACTCACCGCGCGTCCAAAGGACAGCAAGCGCCACCCCTGGGATTGGTACGTCGAGGAACAGTGGGTCACGCACCGCCTGGTGGACGTGCTCGATCTGGAACCGGACGTCACGTACCTCGATCCTTGCTGTGGCCAGCTGCACATTCCGCAGGCACTTGCTGATCGCGGGTTCCCGCAGGTCTATGGGACGGACATCTTCGCGCGGAATCCTGCGCACCGTCTCTTCCTAGGCGAGCATAACTTCCTGGGCGAACAGCGGCATCTGCTGGAAGCGTCAAACCGGCTCTCGATCATCATGAACCCGCCGTTCTCCTATCAGAACGGCAAATTGGTCCGGGGCTTGGCGGAAAAGATCATCCGGCAGGCGTTATCCATCGCAACGCACAAGGTTTGCGCCCTACTGCCGCTCAAGTGGCTTGCGAGCGAAGGACGCTACCGCCTGTTCACGGACGAGACGCCCGTCGGCGTGTGGATCCTCTGCGAGCGGCCGTCCATGCCACCGGGAGACATGATCGAGCAGCTGGGCGACAACGCCTACGATCACGGCAAGATAGATTACATGTGGGTCGTGTGGGACAAGCAGCGCGAGGCAGCGCGTGATTCCCGAGGTACGCCGTTCGCGCCAACATTCTGGATACCACCCCGCGACAAGATCGCGACCAAGGCAGAAAGGAAAATGGCGGCGTGACTGCACAACCGCCTGAGAGGCTACTGAAGATCAGCGAAGTTATGGATCGAACCTCGCTATCCCGCGCTCACATCTACACCCTCATCGCGCGTGGCGATTTCCCGGCGCAACGCAAACTCGGACACCGCTGCGCACGATGGGTCGAAAGCGAAGTGGATGCCTGGACGCGGCGCGTCACTGCATGATCCCTCAGCGACCGGGCTTCCCCGGCCCGGTCGCCGCGAACCTCATCGGCTGACCTATGTGCATACCCGCTGGCCACATATCCGCGAGCAGGAGGTTCGCCCATTGCTCTGCGATCTCACGTCGGCGCGGCATATAGGCCGCTCGGTTATAGGCGCCCTCCACCTTGTTCGTTGGAACATGCGCCAGCATCAGATCTATGATCGCTCGATCCGGTGACGCGCCGGTGTGCCCCGCCGCCTTCCATTCTCGCTCGACCCTTTCATTCATGATCGTCGAGAAGGCGGATCGGAAACCGTGCGGAACGTGCCGCTGGTAATATCCCGCCCGGATCAGCAAGGCCCGCAAGGTGTTTTCGCTCATGGGTCGATGGGCATGGCGATCCGACGGAAAGACAAGGTCAATATCGCCAGTCAAAGGCATCATCGCATGCAGCACTTCCACGGCCTGCGGCGCCAGTGGGACGAGGTGATCTCCGTTCTCCTCACCTTTCCTGTCAGCATCACCCTTCATGCGTTGGGCCGGTATGCGCCACAGCGGCATCGTCCCGTCCAAATCCTCGAACTCGCACCAGCGGGCAGCATGCAATTCATTCGGCCGCACTGCCGTAAGCGCCAGCAGCCTTAGGGCCAGCTTGGTCGACGCCCGACACCGCTCCGCTTCTGCACATACCAGCATCTGTCGTAAGGCATCCAGATCGGTGATGGCTGGCTGCGGCTTGGCCTTCGGCTTCCTCGGCAACGCAATTGCGAGGCTCGCAGCAGGATCACGCTGTGCCTGTCCCTTGGCAATGGCATACACGAAGATGGCGCTGATCCGCTGCCGCGTTCGATGCGCCGTCTCGATCGCTCCCCCGTCCACGATCGCCTGCAGCAGTGCCAGTACCTCGGGGGCCTCGATATCCTCGATCGCCTTGTGCCCCAGATGCGGGTACACCGCCTTCTCCAGGCAATCGGCCACATCCTGTGCGTGAACCTTGGACCAGCGCCCTTTTTGCAGTTTATGCCACGCTTCGCCGACGTCCTTGAAAGTCGGACGCGTGTCCGCCTCCGGAGGAGCCCTGTCGAATAGGTCGATTGGCCGAGGCTCTATGCCCTTCGCCAACAATTCCTTGGCGCGGTCCCTGGCCTCCCGTGCATCTTTCAAGGAGATCGCCGGATAGCGGCCAATAGTCAGCGTCTTCTGGACAGGCTTTCCTTTAGCATTGCGGCCGAACTGGTAATTCATGCGCCACGCCCGCCCGCCAACGGGGGAGACGTGAAGATATAGCTGCTCACCGTCCGAAAGCTTGTAAGCTTCGCCAGTGCCCTTGGCATTGCGAACCTTCGCGTCGCTCAGCGAGCCCAT